GCCTCGACGTCGGCAAGAAGCCTGGCACCACGCTCGGCGATCGGGAGGAGATCCGCGTGGGTGAGGCGGGCCCCTTCTCCCTTGAATCGGAGACCCTCACCGCGACCGCGATATACACCGTGGAGACCGGGTCCGTGGGCGCGCTCTGCCTCTGCGACCTCCTCCTGGCCTGCCACGCGGGAGCCGCGTTCAGCTTTATCCCCGCGGAGGAGGTCCAGAAGAAGCTCGAGCACGGAAAGGTCTCCCAGGAGCTCTACGACACCGTGATCGAGATGTTCAGGATGCTGGCAAACCTCATCCGGGCGTAGGGGGCCACCATCATATAGGCCGGTCGCATGAACGGCCGGGGGGCGATCGGCCCCTGGACGACCCGCTTGGCAAACCTACGTTTGCCGTCCTTCCCAATCCAACTCAGCATCTTAGCGTTCTTCGGTACGATGACCTTTCCGCCGCGGACGCCGATCTCCAGCCACTTGCCATACTCAACATTCGTGCCCACCCGGGCGATCGGCAACACCGGGTGAAGCTCGTAGGTGATGCTGCGGCGGAGGGTGCCGGTCTGAACCCGCGGGGGCTCTCCGGGGGTGGAGTGGTATGTGCCTGTCCGTTCGGCCCGCTTGCCGGTGCGGGGGTCGATCCGCCGTCGCCGCTTCCTGCCGGTCTTGGTGGTGTACTCCTCCGTGGCCAGCTCTCCGCTCTCGGTCCGGCCGCCGCGTTTCATCAAAGACTTCGCCACGGCCTCGGTAGCCAAAGCCACGTCCTTGAGGGCCTTCCGGGTCTCGTCCCTCATCGTCAACTGGATTTTGTCACCGTGCCACAAAAGCATTTACACGCCGCCTCTTACCTCTCGTAATTCAGCCTCCAAGTGATGACCGCTAAGGTCGGGTTCCGCCACAAACCGCACCTCGTAAGTATTCGATCCGTCAACGACCAAGTCCGTCTCCGCCACGGCCGAGTACGCCGCCGGGAAGAACATGTTGTGCGTACACTCTGTCCTCTCCCGGGCATACAAAACTCGCAGGGCTCCGCTGACCGGCTGGATTCGACACGGCATTGAAGCATAGCGTGTCGCAGTCGTCTCGGTCGCCCCGCCCACCGCATCGGAGGCCACGCTCTTGCTCTGGACCTCGACGGTACGATTCATCAGGTTGCGGAAGGACATCGTCCGCCTCCCGTCGTCACTGTATTAGATAGGCCACTCATCCCATCGCCCCCCAAAGCAGCAGCCGGCGGTAGTTGTCGATCTTCGGCCCCAGCATGTTGCTCACGCTGGTCTCCCCCGAGGCACTAAAAATGGCATCCAGACGATCCGCCACCGTGTAGCTGTAGGCTCCGATTTTCTCTGATCTTAGCGTGGGGTCCTTCTTGCTCAAATTCCACAGCATCGCCGTCAGCTCGGCCGCCGCGGCCTGGAGCGGCTCCGGCAGGTCCTCCCGGGCGTACCCCGCCCGATAGTCCACGCAGACGTTGCCATGCCCGCTGCTCCAATAGCGGGGATTGTACAACAGGGCACGATCCATGTCCTCGATCTCGTAGTCGGTCTCGCTGGTCTCCGCTACCTCACAGTCCACGTTCTCTCCATTGGCATCCTTGGCCGGGGCTCGCAGTAGCTCGGAGGCCGGGTAGTCATCGAAGTTGTCCAAGGCCGTGCCGGTCCAGCCGCTTACGGCCGTGATGGCCGTGGCCAGGGCGTCCACCGTCGCGTAGTCGCTCAGGGCGAAACCCGTATCGGTCCAAGTGCCATCCTCGGCGTACCGGATCCGCACCTCGGTATTGTTGACCAGCACCCGGGCGTGGCTGCCAGTGCCCGCGTAGGTCACCCGCAGGGCGTCGTCCCGGCCAATGGCCGCCCGGCGGACTTCGATCAGCGGCCAGTTGTTCAGGTACAAATAGGGGCCGCCGTCGCCGTCGTGCAATTCCTTGGTGTACACCGTATCGAGGATGTCGCAGCCCAACTCCTGCCGGATCATCACGCTGGCCTGGAGGACGCAGATGTCGATCAGGCGGTCATCATCGGTATCGTCGTCATCCTTGCCGAGATACCGCTTGGCGTCGGCCAGGGAGATCAGGGCTTTGGTCTTAGTGGTAGCCATTACCAGAGGGCCTCCCGTATGTCGATCACGATGTCCTCCACGTATTGAATATCGGAGTTGCTATCCTTGACCTCAAACTCCGCCACGTGAATCCCGAAGTCGCTCACGTCGTTCCAATCGCTCTCCGTTGGCGTTATCGTCACCACGCCGTTCGTAGCGTCCGACACGGTGATATAGTCACTGCCCGTCCCGGCCGTATTCCGGTCAAACAGGGCCGTCGTACTCCACTCCTTGGTCTTCAGCCGGAATTTGACGTATACGTTGTCGGTCAGATTCAGGGCCGTGGTACCTGTATCGGACAGGACAAACCGCCAGTCCCTCGTATCACCTTTCTTGATTTGTAGGTCTACAGGCATCTCAATTCTCTAATGGCTTGGTAACACCTACTGATTTAATAGGCTTCGTCGCGGCGATAGATCCTATACCTTTCGTAACGCCGACCGGCCTCAGACCCTTCGTCGCAGCGACGGCCGCCAGGGCTTTCGTCACATCGACGCCTTCCAACCCAGACGACGCATTCAGCACCTTCAGGACCACGAGGAACTGGTCTAAAGTCAGACTCACTAAAGCCGTCGCCAGCAAGCTCCGCACGCCCTCATCCACCGACAGTTGATCGGCTACGCTGTCGGCAACGGCCGTCGCGACAGCCGCCAAGGCGTCCTCGGCGAACGCTGCGGTCTGCGTTGGCAGCGAAACCACGCCAGCGGCATCTACTGCCCGCACACTCTCAATAAGCTCAAGGATTTCGCCAACCGTAGTAATACTGGCCGCAGCGGAGACGGCCCGGACACCATCCACGGCGGAGAAAACCTCATCGAGGCGGGAAGCCTCCGCTGTCGCCAGGGAGGCCTTCACTCCCTCAGCAGCCGTCATGGCCTCGGCCAACTTGGCCGCAATGGCCGATGCCGACATCAACGTCGTGCCCTCGACGAAAGCGGCGGACTCAGCCAACTTGGCCGCAATGGCCGCTACGTTCAACGTCCGGACGCCTTCCACGGCCGTCATAGCTTCTGCTAGTTTAGAAGCGACTGCCTCGGCTAGCAAGGTCCGGACGCCCTCGTCATAAGCCACCCCAGCCTCTTGAACCTTCGGCAGCCCTGCGGTGACGAAGAAGCTACCATTCCCAGATGCGCTCTGCCCGCTGTCCTTGTGAACGGGCAAGCCAGCCGTGATGTAGAAACTACCTGCGCTCGCCATCACACATCCCACCACAGATTTGCTTCGGTACTGTCCATCGTCGCGCCGTCGGCTATGTTGTAATCATCGTTGTCGGGATCAGTGTAGCCTTGGTTGGCATCGCCCTGGTCTACCTGTGAGTTGGCCCCGGCATCCACGTTCCGCAGATCGGCGGTGGCGTTGGTGTCGAAGTAGTTCCAGTCTTCAATTATTGTAATATGATTGCTCACGCTGTCGATGCCATACGCACCGCTATTGGTAATGCGGCATCCTACTACGACAGTACCGTACTCGCCGGCGTCGGCGTGTTGAATGGAATCGGTCGTGACATCGTCAAACCAACAATTGGCAATGAACTGTGCGTCCTGAACGAGATCAAGCCCAAACCCGGATTCGTCGTAGAAGCCGCACCCAAACAGAACACCGTATGCGTTGAAAGAGACAATCGCGCCCGTGGTGTTGCCCGTCCAGCGACATCCTATCAGATGCACACCTCCCGCTGGCTGCTGCATGCCGTAATCGCCGTTCGACGAAAAGACGCAGAACCAAAAGTTCGACATGGTCAAATAGCGCGCGTAGATCCCGGCGTTGCCAGCGTCTTCGGTAATGCAGTAACGGAAAGTCCAGTTCTTCGTCGTCGTGTCGGCGGTGGTAATATTATGTGCGGACGCAGCATCGCATTTGAGGCTCTCAAACCAGACATGGTTGACCTTAATGACAAGACAGTTCGTGGCTTTGCCTTTACCATCCAGAATTGCCATATTCGTCAAGTTGTGATTTGCGTGAACGCCTTCACCAGCAGTCCAATCCGTGGCACAGCCGATGAACTTAATCCAGCCAGTCGTGCTGCCGCTGTTATTTCCTACTTGGGGTCCGGGCGCCCCAGCACTAAGCATGTTGGCACCGGCAATCTCATCCGCTTGAGTGACATTATGAATCCCATCGGCGGTATCCACATCGTCAACGTCGCCGCTCGCCGCGTTGATCTGTAGCCAGATCGTGGTGGCGTCGATGTAAACGAGTTCACCAACCCAATCATCACCATTGGCACCCCCGCCGTCGTTGTGGTTTTGCACGACATCGCTAATGCCCCAGGTCCCGGATTTGTCCACATCTACCTCAATCAGGATGAGCTTTGAAAGGTCACATGTACCCTTGCAGTACAGTGTCTCGCCAGCAGCAAGCGCGGTTGCGTTTCCCCATCCCCAGATTGCAGCTTGCAGACCACCGCCCCCATAGTATTCGTTGCCCGTATTGTCGGCGCCCGTTTGGTCGTCAAAGTCTTGAGCAAGATCGCAATAGTAGGTAGCCATTAGTTCTCAGGCACCTCTATTTCAGCGAAGAAGTTCTTGTGCAGATAGCGGTAAACATCCCACGCCAAGTCCATGATCGGATCTTTGGCGGCAGCGCGGTCCAGCCACAGTTGCCTTTTCTCGTCAGACAACCGATCCCAGATGGCTTTCCGTTCGACCATGAGCTGCTTCAGGCGCAGCAGCTTCGGTGCTATCTGGTCCCGCTCAATGCCTTGACCGCTGAGGTTTACGTTCATATTCAGCTCACTCGCTCGTCCGCGTAGTGTCGCTCAACGATGACTTCCTGGCCTCGATGGTGATGGTGTCGGTGTCCACGAGATGACTGCACGCCTCCGCGCACTCAGCTAAGCCGCGTGAAATCCATTCAGGGTGTTCATGCGAGN